CCTTGATGAAGTTGACGAAGTCGTCGATCTGAGCGTCGGTGTACTTCTTAGTCGCTTCGCTGACAGCACCTCCGATGGCAACGCTAGCGGCGGTGACGGTTACGGCATGGTAAGTCGTCTCGGCCTCCACATTGCTGGAGATGATGTCGCGAACGATCTTCGCGGTTCCGGCGCCCACAACGAACGACACGGTCTTCTTCACCACGGTAATGGCGTTGAACTTCATGGCGATTCCTTTCGTTGGGGTCTCATTATACGCCATGTAAATTTTGCGATTGGGGGCGCGTTTTGTCATCAGCTGTCGTTTAAGATTCGCATCTGGAATAGGTAGAGACCCCCGCCCAGTCCAGTGGACGGCTACCTCGCGAATCCCCCCGTTGCAACTTAGGCGGTGTTCTTCTTCTCGATCCTGTGACGGAACGCCGCCTGCAATTCTGCGGGAGTCATTGCAGAGAGCTCAGTCTGCGTGGGGTCTCGGTTCTCCTTCATCCAAGCTGGAGCGTCCTGTTCGTAATTCTGAATGGCCCCGTCGACTCGAGCAGTGGAAGCCATCTTCTCGATCTGTGCCCGCATTTCCTCCTGCATCTTCTTGGGGAACAGATTCTGAATGAATTCCGTGGCCTTGTCCGCCTGAGTGCAGAGTTCCATCAGAAGCTCGTCATATGCCGGGGAATTCATCAGAAAACCCTTGGCTTCCGGCGTCTGAATGAACTGAGAACCATCTTCGGACCGGACACCAGCGGACATGTCGACGAACGCCTTGAACTCTTTCAGGATGGCACGATTGTCCTTGGTGTCGATGATGCGCTGCAGACGATCCAAAAGCATTTCACCGCCGGCAATCATATCCAGCATATCGGCCTTGCTGATGTGGAAATAGAACGACTGAGTCTGCTTTTCGCCGTTGAAATCTTCCCAGGTGATGGTCTTTTTGAACATCGTCTTCCTACTGTAGTCGGTCGAATCCGCGGATAGGTTGAGTCATAAAGGATATGGCAATAGCCGCTCGTCCATCCTTTATGATAGTGGGTGTGTACGTTACGTCTAACTGGCTATCGGCATTCCAACCGACATCATCTGAGAATGTTGTTCTATCCAATCCGATCAGATCGTAGAACTCGGACAAGGATGCGTAGAAATCGTTGTTGATTTTGAAGTTGATGTCGTTGACTGCTTTTCGAACCTTCTCTACTTCGTGCTTGAAAAACCGTCCAGACATCTCGTCCAGGAAGAGAGTCTCGGGACCCACGATGATGATCTGGTCCGCACCAGGGGTTCTGTTCATGCGATCCGCGGCCAATTCAGAACGCATCTTCTCTTCTTTTTGCTTCCCGAGAGTCTGGACTACTCGATCTTTATATTCCTCGGCAAGTTTCTCCGAGAGTTGAAAAGCCGCAGCGATGGCAGCAGTTCTGCGGGCACCGATTCGGTTGGCCGCAACGATGCATGTAATGGTTGCTGCACCCGACATGACGGTAGGGATATAGAAACGCCAGACTTCCTTGGCTGATTCTTTCAGATCGTAATTCGCGTCAGGATCATTGGTTTCCAAATATCCTGCAGAATTGAAAGCTGCTTTCGCTGCAAGTACAGCTGTACTGACAGTCCCTGCGACCGCAAGACCTGTCAGAATGCCAGGAGAGTTGTCAGTGACGAACTTCTCCGCTGTCTTCAGGATCGCTCTGATCGTCATCGTTTAGCTCCTCTCGCATTATTCTTGCGATCTTTTCTCGTGTCTCGTTCCAATGCACGACACACGCAGAAATCAGAGCCATTCCGACGAGGATCAGTATGAACACCATATCCCCGTTCACTTCTTCTCCTTGGGGTAGAAATCGATGGGGTGCTTGAATTTCCGACAAATCCAAACACCTATCACGGTGTTATACAGGAAGACGGATAGGATGAGAATGCACTCAAACATGGACGACCTCTTCGACAGTGGTTGTGCCCATGATTGTGAACTGGAATGTAAATGATCTGTCGCCGATCACGAAATCCTTCGAATTCGCCTGCGATAGGACGGCCTTGGGGACGTCAATCTTGGTAGAGGTGACGACGTCTCCAGAAACCGCAGATGACGAAAAAGTTCCGACCCAGTACAGCATTCCGTTCGACGTTCTGATCTCGATGGAGTCAGCGTTCACCGTGGCCACGAAATCGTCATTGGAATACTGTCCGTCCAGCGTGTGCAACGGTAGGTCTAGGCCCGCCTCAGGAGCCGCGGACAACTGGGTGGGGTCATACTGTACAGTCGGGTTGCCCTCGCCCGGGAGGAACATCAGAACCCCGGCACACACAGTGGAGATCACACCAGCCACAAGAAGAACAAAGAACAGCTTGACGCGGTTGGAGGTGTTCGGACGAGTCATGACATCCTCAACTTTCTGATCGTAGAATTCAGGCATTGGTCTAACCTTTCGCATTTCAGAGACCCTGCGAAAACCTAAAGCCCTTGCGGGCTCGAGGTTGGATCTATTTGATCTTGACTTTAGCGGTGTGAACTGCGATGTCGCAGACGGCGCTCAGGACCTTGTTGGCGGCCATGATCACAGCGATGGTTCCGACCGTACGGACCGCGGTGTCGGCGAGGATCTGTGCGATCTCGATGACATCAGTGGTCTCTTCGGTGGTTCCTTCGGCGTTTTCTTGGTTGGCCTTCTTGGTCCGGACGACGCGTGTCTGAACAGTAAGGTTCTTAAACATGGCTTAGTCCTTTCGTAGGGTCTCACTATAAGCCATGTAATTTTTGCGATTATTTATCTTCGTTTTTCAAACCACGCATTTGAGTGCAAATATCACATACGCAAACAGGAGCATTAACGCCGTAACGAACCCAGTGTAGTAGTTCTTCTGTAGAAGGAACAAACCTTTCGGGTGCTTCGTTTCCCATTACTTCTTCTTTTTCTTGGTCCCGACGAGAACCCAGTCTCGGCCCATGATGTGCGGCAACTTCTTTCGTGCTCTGATTTCTGTCTTTGCTTTCACGACCCGAGGAGGTTTACCTTCATCGATGTTTCGAGCCCCGTCCCAGATGTAGGTCTGCTTGAAGATGTAAAACATTTTCTCCCCAAATGAGAAAACCTTGAGCCCTTGTGGGGGCTCTCGGTTGTGAGATCAGGCGGTCTTCTTGGCTTCCTTGATCTGGTCGCGCATCGGCTTGTCGCTCTTGAACGTCTTGTAGATCTCCACACCCGCGTGAGCGGTAACGGCGACGGCACTGGTGACGTACAGAGCGAAGATGATGGTGTCCTTCTTCATGATGATCCTTTCAGATTTATCGGGTCTCATTATAACCCTTGTAAATTTTGCGAATTGAAAATATATACCGTGTAAAACACTCGAAACCCCGAGTACGTGTAAGAGGGGTTTTACACATACTCGGGGTCGAGCTTCTTGCGGTTGGCTTGTTAGACGATCTTCCGGAGAAGTCCGAATGCCTTAGTCGCGATGACGTGGGCACGCTCGTGATTGATGACCAGAAACATTCCAGTGAGGTTGGCGGCGATACCGGCCCAGGTCTCCAGACTGATGGTGTCCTTCTTCCGTGCCTCGATGAGTTTGACGACGTCGGCCACGGCCTTACTAGAGTCCTCCGTTTCATTCTTACGGAGTGCGTATAGCTTGGCGGTCGCGGTGGCCATTTTGTCGAATTCTTCGTCATAGGCAGTCAGGTTGTCCATCAGCTGAAATAGCTGCATGAGCTGGTTGTCGAGTGCTTGCTCGACCTCATCCTTTTGTTTCTGATCATTCAGAACAGCGAGTGCATCCAGGATCTTCGCGTCTAGGGAATTCTGAACTTTGTCCTCTTGTCGCTTGAACATGGCTAATCCTTTCAGTGGTCTCACTATTAGCCATGTTTTTTCTGCGATCACTACAGTTTCTGCTCCCGACGAACATTGACCAGGAATTGACTGTTATCGACGAAGACAGGATTCTCCTTGTGGCCGACCATACGAATGTCGATCGGCGTACCTTCCCTATCTTGAGTAACGACTAGATCGCCAAACACCTCGGGCTGTTGCTGCTTATAGTTCTTGGAGCTCTTTCCCAGAATGGTGCCCAGGAAAGTGTCCACCAGCGTAATGACGCCTGCAACGGCAGGGGCGGCGGACCAATTGACGGTTACGCCCAAGCCAATGACCAGAGTCGCCACAGCAGGCAGAACTGCCAAGGCGATGAACTTGAGGAAATCGTATACCTTCGGGTGGATCGTAAAACCGTCATCCATTGCTATTCTCCTGTCGTTGTTCTATGCCAGCTATTTTTCGTCTGAGTCGATCGTTGTCTTCGTGTAGAATGAGATTCTCTTCGCGTAGTTGATTGATGGAACGAAGAATCATTTCGTTTTCTTTGCGAAGCTCTGCGATCTTTTTGTTCTGACGTTCGATGGTTTCCGTGTCCATCGCACGAGCTCGTGCGTAAGCCTCGGTCTCGGCTATGACCTTCTGCGAAGAAACCCCGGCGTCACTAGTATACTTGGCTGCCGATTTAGCGGACTTTGAAGAAAGCCACGCCGATAAAACACTAATCAAAGCCACCGCGATTAAAGCCCAGTCAGAGCCTTTCATGGTTTACCGCCGCTGTCTTATCGGGATTGAGTAGGCCAGAAATAGCCCACCACATGAACGCCAAACACCCCCACAGCATCACTTGCGATGCGTTTTGCGCAGGTGCGTGAAAGAACAGTATACCCAACAAGTATGTGGCTGCCCAACCGGAAGACATTCCTGTCAGGACCATATAGCCCCATGTTTCCGCAAACGGCGGCCATCGAGACGATACGACAGCCAACAATCCCGCAAATATAAACACAGTACCCCAAAACTCAATGGGAGCCACTTGAAGAATGAGCTTCAAGGCTACTTCTCGATTTCGGGTTGTGGGAGTGTTGATGTAGATAAATCCTGCGAGAATGTATAGGAAACCGCTCACCGTAAGAATGAGACTGTGTCGTTTCCAAGATCTCAAGCCCCAAATGCGACTCTTTTTCTTTATGTGGTTCTCTTCCAGATCCCTGCGCTCTTCGTCCACGGCTCTACTAACCTCCATACACCACCGACACGTACGTATGGAACAGCACGTTTCCATTCCGTACCTACCAACACACGTGCCCCCGCGATGAGATCGACAGTAGTCCGTGCCGACCATGCGCTCCAACCAGCCGCATTTCTACTGCGTCCCCAGACGTAATATCTACCGCCCGGTTCAAGGTTTTCTAAATGATTGAAATTCTCGCCGAATTCCAGATCCGATCTTATTTCTTCGACATCTATCGGATCTAGACCATATCCAACTTGTCGTTCCAAAACAGGTGGATCGTTTGGTGTGACTGCATATGTAAACACGAGATCAACCGAGGTTTGCGTTTTATTCAGGACTATCGGTGGTCCTGGAACTCGGGGCGATAACCATGTGCTGGCTTCTTTACGGTTTGACCATGCACTCCAGCCAAGTGCGTTTCTTCCCCGAGCCCAGAAATACCAGTGTTGGCCAGTAGTAAAGCCAGTGACGTCGTCCGTACCGTCTGAAGGCAGCGTATAGACTGGACCCGTTGACAACTGCCCATAACCCAGCTGCCATTCAAGTACAGGGCTCCCACCATCATAGTTCCCCACAAATACCGTGCGAATCGTTGTGGTGGAAATAGAAATAGCAGAAATAAACGTGGGTGGAGCAGGTACAGTCGATCGAGGGATAGCGACAAAGAAATCTGTCGTTGCCCATCCTAAGCCACTGTCTTCGATGGTGAAGCGAATGGTCTGATTATAGGTAACGAATATGGACCCGAAGTGCTGGTAGTTTCCGCCTTTCAGCAGGCGAAACTTACTTCGTCCTCCTGTTCCGTTCGCAGCCCATGACCACCATTGGTCGTTATTCCACGTGAACGAACCTGTTTTGAAGAAGAATTGAACTTCATATCCGAGGTCGCGCACAAGCATGACATTCGGACCACCGATAGGTAGCGTATAATCTGTCATACGACACCTACGCTATAATCTTGAAGTAGATGTCCCCGTCCGTACCTCCGGTAGGTTCGGCAGTTCCTGCAGTGATACCTGCTGCTGTTCGAAAAGCGTCTTTAGACGCTGGAACCGACGCCTTGACGCCGGCGACGTAGTCTCGGGTACGATTCAGTTCCCGAGCACCCCACTTGACTTTGCCTTCCTCCCCAGTGTCAGGGACGATGGCATAGCCCGCGGCTTGCGCTGCATCTCCTACGGCCATGTCAGCCTCCTTTCTACTGGTTGGACCAATACTCTTCGGAACCCATAGCTGACCACTCGACGTCGTACTTCCACGAAGCCCACGTGCCAGGGTTGATGAACTCTCGAGCCTTCAGAGACGGATATGAAGCAGGACCATTAGCGTCGTTTTTGAATATCTGCTCAACGACTCTCATATAAGCCGTCCCACCACTCTTGCTACGGACTTCTACGATATCACCCAGATTGTAGTCAACGCCATAGGTGTATGTACCATTTTTTGCTGCTTCTCCATCATACACATTAACGGGTTTAGACTTACCGAGCTCAGCAAGACCCAATCCCATCAAATATGCTGGTCTATCTATCTCCGCCAATTCCTCAGGCAAAGACGTGACATTGAGCAATTTGGTTTTCTGATCAAAACCGCCTTCGGAGAAACTCAATTCATCAGCTTTAACGAAATATGTTTCCGTGACGTCGTTATCCAATTCGTCTTTATAGTAATAGATAACTTGTACCGCATTGTAATACGGCGTATGATCTGTGAATTCAGTAGTATCGATCAGATTTGCCATATCCTGAGAAAACACCACCGGAGGAAAATCGCTTTGTTGCGTAGTGCGATCGCACCCCAGAATTCCCTCAAAATATAGCTTTGATGCGTTTGGATCTTTGTAGAATCTCCAGCCGATATCGTATGCTTTCGCGATGGTAGTCATCGCGGAATACAAATCGGTTGGTTTTTGAGAGTATTGAAATGTTTCCGTATCCATGTCAGGAATATTCTCGACAGGATATAGGGATCCTTCTTCTTGGATAAACGGGATAATATCTCCCGAATCCAATTCGCCATTATAGCAAATAGTGAAGAACCACAACACGAGCAGTTGAACTGGAGTCCAACCATAAGTATCGTAAGTTGGCCGAAGACTCGTGGAAGGAAGAGGTGCTCGGACAGCCAGAACACGCTTCTGAAGCATGATGTTCAGATCATGCCCCTTGATTTTCAATACACTGCCCGTTTCGGTGTCTTCGACTTCTTCTACCGAATCTACAATCATGACATCTTTTGATTCGTAGATAAATAGTTTGGTATCCGCGACGAAACGATATCTATTAGCTGGGGTTGCTAGGGTAACTAATTCAAAATCACCCATAGAATCCCAACGTTCAGCCCAAATGAACGAAATGTACTGATCGATGACATCGATTGGTCTTAACAGAACATCAAGGATATAAATGTCCATTAGAGACCACCATATCTAACCCTATACTCCAAAACATAAGGGATGGGATCCCCCGGAGAATAGACTCGGAAATTGTTGATGCCTCTGTCCAGTTCAATCCATTTTGACTGAGCGGATCGTCCGTACAGATATGGACTCTGTACACCAGCCCTCGTCAAGGTGATACCTTTTGCGCCTCGACGAGAGCTGATGACCAGAGTATCTCCGTCTTCCAAAGATCCAGCGAAATCCAACTGCAGCGTATTTCCGGCTTCGTCCGAGTTATAAATGGACAAATCGGTTACTACACGATTGATATTCAGTGTAACTACTGAACCCGTCGATATGCTGCCAGGATAAATTAATTCCAGAGATTCCGTGTCCTCTACAGTTCCCGCCTCCACGGTAACGATTCGAGGATCCTCGAAGTCGGGATCGTAACACATGATAGACACGGAAACAGTCGGATCTTTGACGAATAAACCCGTCTCAAACGACTCCACGTATCCGAGAATATCCACATACAATCCCGTAGATGTATGGAAACGAAGTTTGACTGGATTCTTGGTCATGAAGAAAGGATATAAACCTCGACGAAGCTCGCCGTAGTCTTCCCCTTCTACCGGATCCAACTCGATTTCCATGACAATGTTTCTCGCTGCGCGCTTTGCGTTCTGAAAAACTTCGCCGTCGTTTCCCGCGTAACTAGAAGACGAGAGGGTGGCCTGCACAGGTCCAAGGCCATCAATCTTGCTGATTTGATAGGGCTGAGTGTCATCTTCGTACATACCCATTGTCAAAGTATTTCCACGAAGATTTGTGACCTCGATACTGGTAATCATTGGCTACCCTCCTTTGTTTTTGAGATGAGGTTGTTGGTCTGTCGGTAAATCTCAGCACTCGACAAAGCCTTGGGCGAGTTATTTGTTTGATTGTACGTGTACGAGGTACCGCTGACGTTCGTACCGTCTGTGGAATCTGTGGAATCCCGATTATCTTCGAACCCGTTATTGGCATTCTGCGCACTCGCGACGGCTCGTGACAGATCAAAGGATGGAGCGGCAAGAATATCTGCTAGAGATGCAGCTTCTTCCTTCACTTGAGACAGATCAAGGATCGGAGCAATCACAGGATCAAAATCAATGAGATCTTTACCTAGGGCGTCGCTCAACCCCGACAAACTATTGCTCATGGAATCGAAAATGTTCTCAGACATGTTTTGAGCTGAATTTTCGGCTATATGACCATAATCGTCCAAACCCTTAGCCATACCCGTCACGAGCTGCTTTCCCATCCAAATCATCAACTTTGATGGGGATGCAACACCAAAGAATTCGGCAGAAGCATTGAACATATCTTCAGACAAACTAACAATCGCATCGATTGCTTTCTTGGCCAAAGCCTTAATACCGTTGATAATGCCTTCGATCAGAGCACTCGCGATGTCCCAACCAGCGTCGATCAGTTTATCGCCGTTATTGCGAATTCCGTCCGCGATACCATGCACGATATCAAAGAATAGGTCGATTCCTGCTTGAATGACATCGGACGCGTTTCTACCAACGCCATCAAGAAATGCGACAGCTACAGCTACACCTTGATCGACCACTTCGCCGATGTGATCCGCCACACCTTTGAGAATACCGACGATCATCTTCATTCCGGCGTCAACCATCTTGGGAACGGCTTCTGCCAATTTGTCCAGCAACTGTGTCAGCATGGTAACAAGTGCTTGCACAATTTTCGGTGTAGCTTCGATGATCGCATCAAGCAGAGCGATCAGAACAGTCGTCAAAGCGGCGGTTATTGCGGGTCCTGAAACCGCGATCACTTGGGCGAACGCGACAAGCCCCAACGCAATCTGTTCCATCACGTATGGAATCAAACCAACTAGACCTGCTACGATTCCCACAATAGCGGCTACTGCGCCAGTTCCCGCGGCGGCAAGAACCGTCAGGCCGGTGGCGAATGCTAGTACTCCCAGACCAGCGGCGAGAACCGCCAAGCCAAGAAGTGCGATACCTGCTGCCAAGCCAAATATCACAGGAACCAAAGGACCCAATACGAGGCCAGCCACTCCAAAAATGGCGAACACACCAGCTAGACCCGCAAGGCCCTTGATGATCTCGCCCCAGGACATATCGCCTAGGGTTGTTAAGACCGGAAGAAGTAGTCGCAAAGCGGCAGCAACTACTATGACAGCAGCAGCTCCGGAAAGGGCGCCCTGCATGACACGAACAGCGGCTGCGATCAACAACAGGGATGCAGCTAGAACTGTCAGACCCTTAGCGATTTGTTCCCATGTCATACCGCCGATTTTCCCCAGAGCATCTTGCAATATCTCTAGGGAAGCAGCAACTACCAATACCGCAGCTGCTTTCATCAATGAACCCTTGGACATGAGTTTCAGAGCCGCAGCAATGGAAATGAGAGCTCCGGCCATCACCGTCAGCCCGCGGGAAATCTCATCCCAATTCATGCCAGACATAGCTTTCACGCCGTCTGCAATCATCTGCAGCGACGCAGCAACCAACAATATTCCAGCAGCCTTGAAAACTGTAGATTCAGGCAACAAATTCAGAGCCGCAACGATCAGACCCAATCCAGCAGCCACACCGGCCATACCTCTAGCCAGTTGCTCCCAGTTGAATTTGGTAAAATCGCTTACCGCGCTAGCCAGTACTTTCAAGCCAGTAGCAAGTAGCAGAATGCCCAGCCCTTGGCTCAACCCCGCCTTATCGGCGTCTGCCAATTTGGTGAAGAGAGCCAAAGACGCGAGAAGTGCGCCTACCCCGACCAATCCCTTAGCCAGGGAATTCCAATCCATCTTCCCGAGCTCTTCAACTGACTCAACCAGTAGACGAATAGCCACAGCAAGAACAGTTAATCCTGCTGCGGTTCGAATCATACCCGGGGAGACGGTATTCAATAGCTTGCTGGACGCCACAAGAGCGCCCATGACAAATGCAAGTCCTGTCAAACCTCGCTGAAGTTCATCAAGCTTGATGGAGCCCATCGCTTTGACTGAACTAGCAAGAATTCGAACAGCTATTGCCAGCAATATGAGTCCGGCGGACATTACGCCGACTTTGAGGGCAGATCCTCCGGAGCTAAGTTTGTTGAACGCCGCGAAAGCAATGCTCAATTGAGTGAACATCACTGCGATGGCCGCAGAACCTCGGGTTAGACCTGCGGCGTCAATATCGGCAAGCCCAATGAGAGACAAAGTCAATACACCGATGGCAAGGGCAATGGCTAGCAGAGCTGTAGCGTTCAGAGCATTCTGCATACCCTGTAGAGCGCCCGTCAGACCATCCAGCGCATCAACAATTCCTTCAAACAGACCGCCGCCCGAGCCTAGTGCATCGGTCACACCACCCAAGAATTTCTTGAGGCCTAAAACCAAAGCCCCAAACAAACCCGTATTGATTGCTCCCAGAATCGCGTCGAAATTCAGACCGCCTTGGAATACACCAGCGATGGCTGCGCCAACACCACTCGCCCATTGGATAAACTCGCGGGAGACTGCGCGAACTTTGTCCGCGATTGTGGTGAAAATACTAACGATCCGTGCCCAAATCGAACCTATAGCACGCCCAATCCTATCCAGGGGGCTAAGTGATTCGACCATACCACCGACAGCATCTTTAGCCGCGTTCGCACCCTTGTTGGCTCCGTCAAACAGGCTTCCGAGCAAACCGCCCAGCATTTTGATGAGATTGATCGGTACTGAAAGAATCTTACCGATGAACTCAAAGACCTTACCGAACGCGTTTCCATCCTTGATGGCCTGATGTAGCGCAACAAGGAAATCACCAATGTTGGCTGTGAACGTAAGGAATCCACCCGAGCCGGATGTGAGGCTCCCCACCAAATCAAAGATGAATTTAACGCCAGCTTTGATTAGTTCCCAACCAATACCCAAGATCGCAAAGAATCCTGCGAATGTCCTCCGGAGGTTATTCGCAGTCTCCTCTCCTATTTTGAGCCTCTCCATGAAGTCCCTGAAAGAGACCGTCATGTCATACAATTGCTTAGCCGTTGTGGCTGGGAAGATCTCTCGGAAGGCGTCCTTGATAGGACGAAGTATGTTGATCAGGGCTTGGAACGCATTACTGATACCATCGATCAGTGCTTGACGACCGCCAAGATCTTTCCAACCCTGCAAAAGGTTGTTTCGAGCCTCAGCCGATTGAGAGATCATACCCCCGAGGACGTTATTGACCCCGGTGAACAATTCCTTTGCTTCGTCAAAATCGCCGAAAACGATTTGCCACGTTTTGGACCAACCAGAACCGACTGCTTCCCGCAAAGTGTCTAGCAGTTGACTCATCGTCTTGACTTTAGTGGCTGCGTCGACCGCAGTCTGACCCATCTCAAGAATTCCGGCGATCTGAGCCTCGGTATAGCCCATCGACTTCAGTTGATCGGCTGTAAGATCGCCAGTGAACTTGCTAAGCGTCTCTGTCAAGACGCCAGTGGTTAACCAACCTTCCTGTAGGCTCATTCTGAACGAGCCATTCTTGCGAATCATGTCATCAACGGCGATACCCTGAACTCGGGCAGTCTCGACGAGGGCGTCTTGGAAAACCTTTCCGCCCATGCCTGCGTTGACAACAGAGTTCCAGTCTTCTAGCGTAACCTTTCCTGCAGCAAGAGCTTGCGACAATTGATACATAGCCGCAGAAGCCTGTTCGGCATTTGAGCCCGAGACGGCAGCTAGGTTGGCGATGCCCTTAATGGCGTTGGTTGAGACCTCAAGGCTAACACCGGCAGCCGTGAATGTGCCGATGTTCTTGGCCATCTCAGAGAAGTTATAGATGGTTTGATCGGAATAATGATTCAATTCCTCAAGAGCCGCATTGACCGTATTAAGGCCTTCGGCTCCTTTCAAACCTGTGTTGGCGAGAATAGTTTGAATTGAACTGAGATTGGTCTCATATTCTCGGAATCCATCAAGAACTGGCGCGATGGATAGCGACTTCGCAAGCTGCAAACCCGCATCAACAGCTTTGTTAACGATATTCGACAAAGCCGTAAAAGCAGCAACTTGTAGAGCACTGAATTTAGCGGCGAGTGCACCAACTTGATTCTGTGCACCGGATGTGTCGAAACGTGAGATCGCGCCATTAACTTCATTGATACCCTGCGTGGCCCCGGACAACTGCATAGCCTTGTTCAAGGCGGTCAGTTGAGCCATCGTTCCAGCGACGCCCTGGGCGAATGTCGCATTGTCAAACTTCATCCGAACAATGCGCTCTTCGACATTGCTCATGAGATCACCGCCTTCCACACAGCATCTGCGATTTCGTCAAATATAGGCCGCATTGCGGGGTTGATGTAATCGTATCCCTGAACCCAACCACCCGTGCCTGTACCATGCCCATATTGAAGCATGAGAGCCACGGGGAACCCATTTTCCAGATCCGTGTTCTTCCACCAAATGGTAATGAAAGATTTACCGTGCTCGATCTCGTAGGTCCATGAGTTCGCAGCCAAACCCGAATCTTTAGGGGTGGCTGCGACTAATGCATTAACGCCTTTTTTTGCTTGAGCAGCGCACACCTTTTCGATATCGAGTTTTTGTAGCTTCGACAACCACGCCATGGTTTTGTCGAAGCCTCCGTTTGACGAAAAGGAGATCATGGCCGCTCTCCATCGTCATCCGTTAGTAGACACGATTCTTAATTCGTTGGGCGTCGCGGCTGCGTTCACTGTATCGGTATCGTTGGTTCCGCCGAAAACACCATGGTTGACGCCAACCGACTCTCCTGCAGACAGAGTTCCTCGCCAATATAGATTAAAGAACTGTGTCGATGGCTCCATGCATAACACATCACCCGAAACGTTATCTGCCGTGAACTTGGAGATCCGCATGATGGTAGCTGCCCCCAAGGTCCCCGCATAATTGGCCATGATTTCGTATTCTGCGGTCTTATTGATGATGATGCGTCGTCCCGTCGTCAAACCAGAAACAGGAAGACTGAACCATTCATTGTCGGGGTTGTACGTGTTGGTGGTGTCGATAGAATCCCAAGGCGTGTTGGTATATCCACCGTTCGTGTATGTGCTGACAGTGGTCTTGACTGCGCGGATCCTGGGTTTGCTCTCTCCTTGTTGGAGAGGAATGCCGATCCATAGGTTCGTATCCAACTTCGCGACTCTGATAATACCGAAGTTGGGCAGTACATTTGACTTCCCGCTGAGCGAAACTCCTCCAGCGGGAGAAATCTTCACGCCGCCAACACCTGTGGCGCAAACATCAA